GCTGCGAAAGAAGCGGAGCTGGTGTCACCAACAGCGCCAAAGATGCCAGCCAGGCAGGACAGCAAATCCTTCTGACGCTGGTTGGCGATGTAATCAGCAATCTTGTTGCCGATAGCAGCCATCGGGTCAGAACCTGCAGCCAAAGCAGCCAGGTCGCGTGACTCGAAAGCACGACCACGGTGCAGAACGACGCCAACTTGCTTGTCAGCTTCGATCTTGCCGGGAGTCAGCGAAGAGCTATCCGTCAGGACTTCAAAGTCGCCTGACAGGTTGGCCTTATAAAAAGGCACTTGAACGAAATCACCACCATCTTCCGAAGCATTCAGCTCCGCCATCGGCTGGACCACACCGCTAGCCAAAAAGGCGTCACGCTGAGTTGTCTGCTCAAGGATGTACGGGGTAAATACCTCGGGGATGATGATGTCAGAGCGAAGAGTCGCCATGACAGATCCTCAAAAAAGATGTTTACGGTGTGGGCGTAACCCGAACGGCTCTGCGTAGCTTTGCCTTGTCCAACATATTAACGGTTAGCAGCAGCTTTCAACCTTTCGTACATATCCCGATCCGTTCGATAGAGCCGCGACTGTTCTGTCAGGTTGTAGGACTCTTTCGCGAATGGATTCTTTGTGCCTGGTGGGATGTCTCCACCTGCGCTGCGTCCTGAAGGCGCACCACTGCCAACTGGTTTGGGTGCTTTCTGCATGTAGCTGGGCAAAGATTTTGCCCACTCGCCAATCGGCTTGCGCTCGTAGCCATTGACGACAACAACCGTGCCATCAGCCTCACGTTCGATTTGATCCGGCTTCAGCAGATCTGCTTTGAATACGATGCTCGGGTCATGCACAACATCGGCCAATGCTGTGTTCGCAGGTGCAATCAACTCAAGCTCTCGAACTCGTGCTTCAAGCTCAGCAATCCGTTTGTCCTTGGCTTCAGCAGCCTCGCGGAACTGCTGCTCAAGAGCCTGACGCGCCTCGGTGTACTTACCTTCTGATTCAAGTTTGTTCTGCTCAACGTTGCGTTTGAACTCAAGCAACTCCTGAACATCAACGCCGTCAGGGATTGTTTTTGCTTCTTTAAGCTTGCCGATCAGCTCGTAGTTCTTTTTCTCTAACGCTTGAATGCTGTTTTTGAGTGCATCCAGCTCGGCATTGCTTGGAGCTGCGGGAGACGTAATCTCCAAAGTGTGCTCTTCAGACATAAATAACCCGTAAGGTTAATTGCTGCCTAAGCCTATCAGCTCCATTTAAATTCGTTTGCCCACCACGCTGCGCTCATCCTGCCTCTTGCAATGTTTTTTGCATGACGAGCTTTAAAAGACTTGCGCTTGTCTTTATCGGCCTGTGATTCGCCTTTCCGTGGCGGCTTGGTTTTTGCCCCTTGAGCGCCAAAGCGAATCATCCTGATCTTTTTGCCTTCTTTGGCTAAGACCACATGACTGTTCCTTGGATGATCAGGAGTCCGCTTGGGCTTGTTGTAGTCGCTGAAGGTCTCGCCCCTGTAAGTGATGCTCATTTCTTCTTCTTGCGCTTTTTCAGCAGATCAGCGTCAGCCTTTCGCGCCCCACCTTTGCCAGAGATAAAGCTGTTGACGCGACCCATCGCCCAGGCAGCCATCGGCACATTGCGCGATCCGCTCGACAGATAAGCACCTTGCCCACGCCGATAGACAGCAGCTAGCTGCCCATACGTGAAGCGAGACTTATCGGCCTTTTTTTTGAGCGCGGCCTTTGTTGCCTCGCTTAGTGGTTTTCTTTTTTGTGCCACCTTGCTTGGCCCTCGATGCGGAAACAGCTTTGATGTCGATGAACTCGCCGCGCTTGTAAGCCTCAGCGGTTCGCTTGATTTCACGGGCCTTGGCAGCGCGGTTCTTAGCACCCGATAGGTACTTCTTAGGCAGACCAGTGGCCTTGTCCTTTGGAACGCGACGCTGCTTCCGTGCCATTACTTTTTCTTGGTGCCCTTCTTCTTTTTTTTCTTGGGCTTACCCATTCCGTAATGTCCAGGCATCAGTCGGCCTCCGCAGGTGCTTCCTTTTTAGCGGACTTTTTCTTGGCCGTCGCCTTGGGCTTGGCCTCAGCGCCTTGCGCTTTGAACTGATACTTAGCGGGCAGAGGTGCCATAGCCACGATTGCGTAACTGATCCAAGGTTAGCTCTGAGCCATCCTTAGCCACAAACTTACGGATAGCGTCAGACGCACCGTACTTTCTGACCAATCCTTTCCACATTGCAAGGCGCTCAGGGCCAAGAGCATCACGCTTTACAGCATCACTTTGATCGTTCAACCATTCGCCGTAGTCTTCGCGGGCTTCCTCGAACTCCTTCTCAAGCCCGATCGGAATGTTGATGTAACGCGAGCGGCAGTTGAAATGCTGCGGCGGATATGGGCCTTGCCCGTGCTTAAAAACCTTGCCGTCTAACGCACGGCAGATCGGTGAAGTCCTGCTATCAAGCGTTGCCGTGTAGCGGTACTTTGCCGTCGCGTCGGGATTCTCGGCAGCAATGATCCGATCGGCAGCAACCGCAACTTGGTTCACGCTGGTGCGCACAATCGCCCTGATCTGATTGTTGGGAATGCTGGTTGCTTGACCGCCTGCCGCAATGACTGTGTCGATCGATCCACGCTGCTCTTTAGTCAGTCGCCCCTTCAACCTGCGGACAATGCTCGGCACTGATTCGCCTTCGAGCAAGCCGTTTCGTACAGCGACGCTGAACAGCTCGGCTTGCCTTTCGGACATCTTGCTGAAGGCTTCGCGGACAACCTCACCATTAGGCAGGCTTATCTCTTGCCCAACGGTCAGCTGAAACGTGACCGCATTTCTTGCAATCCGCTCAAAGCTGTCGCTCAGATTGACAACACCAGCCACTGTCGGCTGACTCGTGACAATCGCTTGCCCCAGTGCCGGGCTGATCTCCACCGTACCAACAGTTGCAGCTGCTCCTGCAGGCAGCGCCTTCTGCAGTTGCTTCGCTGCAAACTCCGACTGCAGCACAGCCAGGCCCTGCAGCTCCTCAGTCATCGTGACGATGCTGTCGCCGGACCAGGTGCGAAGTGAGTCGTTCAGTTGCGCGAGAATGGCCCGAAGCCGTGCAGCTTTAACAGGCGACGC